GTACAAAACTGTATCTTGGTCCGGAAGATGTGGCGGCATACCTGAACTGTAGCATACCAACGGCGCGGCAGTATATGCACCGCCCGGGCTTCCCTCTCATTCAGTTGGGTGAGAACGGCACCAAGCTGGCTGTGTTCGCCCCGGCGTTCCACGCCTATAATGCAGGCAAATATTGATTTTGCAGTCAACTGCAAAGAAAGGACAAACCAATGACGAAACGAGAAAAGGCCGGCGTGGTCCTGGTGATTACCGGTTTCCTGCTGGTGATGTTGGGCTGCTGCTTGGTGGCGGACAACCTCTATTGGTGGGTGTCTGTGGCGATCAGCGGAACCGGCTGCGCATTGATCGCCCTGGCGGTGTTCGTGCTGCCAAAGGACGAGGACGAGCCGCAGCAGGATAAACGGCTGGTGATCGAAGACGAAACCCACAAGGTGGTGCTGGTAGCGCCGCTGACAGACTTTGAATTGGCGTATCTGCACGCAATTCAACTGGGAAAGGATGATGAAAATGGACGATTACATTGATTTGGTGATTGCTAAGCTGGATGAGGACCATATTGTTATGCGGGCGCCGTGGAATACCGTAAGAGCCGGTGATACCGTGTATGTGCAAGGTGACGGCAACTACGAGGCGCTGGAAGTAATTGCAGAGCAAAAAACCAAGGCTCTGATGGAACTGCCGAAAGTGACCGCCATTATGCTGCCGCTGGAGTATGACGACGAACAAAGCGGGCAAAAAGAAAAAGCCGACTGAGCGACCAGTCGACTTGAACACAGGCGGCGAAAAGAAAGGAAAACGCCTGCGCTTATTACATTATATATAAGGACCGCAGAGAAGTCAAGGACAAGCCGTGCGGTAAGGGCGAAAAAAGGGGTCTGTGCTCCTTTTTTGCTCCTTGTTCAAAGTATTATTTTTAGGCACAAAACGCCAACGGCAGAAATATATATCGCTTGGCATTCTTCAGCGGGTTAGGCGCAGGCAGGAGACCGGCGGCAACAGGGTGTGTACCCGCGCCGCATAATGAGGAGCTGTGCTCTGTGGGAATGTGGAACACGCCGGTGAACCGGTGGGAAACTTGCTTTTCCATCCGGGAGCCGATCAGCGTTTTTCAGCATTTCCATAGAGTGCCGGTCCGTCCAGAAAGGAGCAAACCAAATGCCATGGGTGCAAAAGACCACCCACGCAGGTAAATGTATCTACATTCAGCGGCATTACTCCTCCCGCTACGGCAGCAAGAATAAATGTACCAGGGGTAGCAATTACGGAAAGACCAGCGAGGCGCAGGCGGCGGTCAACAATCGTCAGGCATGCCTACAGCAAGAGATGATCTTCAACGCCCATTTCGGACCAGGTGATCTGACAGCCACATTCACATTCCGCAAGGCAGACAGACCAAAGGACCTGCAAGAGATCAAGAAACTGTGGGCCGCCTATATGGCCAAACTACGATATGCC